TATCTTTTTAATATTTTTCATATTCTTTATTTTACCCCCAATGCTGTAACTGTTATCCATAGAATCAACATCTTCTTCACTCATAGACTGAGACACATTACCTTCGTTATCAGATACAGTTTCGCTTAAGGTATCTAATGCATCAAATGATTTTGTTATTTTATCCATTTGAGTATCAAGCATTGCACCGCCAATAACATCTGCTGCTATTTTGCCGGGAGCAAAGAAAGGAGCGTTTTGACCATATGAATAAAGACCCCAAGCTGTATTCATGTAAGGGCCAGATGAAGGTTGAATACCTGAAATTGGAGTAGGGCCAACTTCATAAGAGTTACCAGAAATTCTATTTAAACATCTAGGGTCATTTGGGTTTAAGATACAATATGCATCATCAACTTCTACCTTCCCACCTTCAGAAAAAAATCCAAATCTACGTCTTTTTTCTTTTTCTAATTCAGAATCAAATGCACCGGGAGCAAATTCAGAACCAGCTTCACCTAACATTTGAGCTTGTTGGCTTATTGGATTAATATCTAAAGCATTTGCAGATGCTATAGCACCTTTTTGTTTAGATAAAAAATCAGTCGTAGACCCAGTTAAAGCTTGCCCTCCTGCACCACTAGCAGAATCTAAAGCTGTTTTTTCTAAGTCAACAGTTCCTTTACCTGCAATTTGACCACCTAATGATGCTCCAATTTCCCCACCTACCGGACCGCCTACTGCAGTCCCAGCAGCTCGACCTGCTAAAGTTCCAGCCATAGTAAGTAATGGATCTGAAAAATCTACATTAGTAGGAGTAGGAGTAGGGATTTCTTGAATTTTAGGTACAAGCATTTTTTTACGCTTTCTACCATAAACATCCCTTAAACTCATTACTTACCTCCGCCAGTTGTAGTTGTTTGTTTTGGAGCTAGTCCAGTAAACATACCTACACGTTGAGCAAGTGCTGTATAAGGAGCATCTGCTTGGGCTTGAGAATAATCTTGAGTAGAAGCACCAACATCAGATAGTGTTTGATAAGCTGCACCTTGCCCACCAATAGCTGTCTGAAGGTTTTGCATTTGTTGCTGTTGAGCTTGTTGATCGATATTAGCAAAGTTAGCTGCAAGTTGATTGGCTATGCTAGATTCATTAATAGCTTGACGAGAACCACCTAAAGCTCCACGAGCACCTGCTGCATCACGAGTTATACCTAAAGTATTCATAGCTTCTTGAGATGCTGCAGTACGCATACCTGAAAGATCTACAGGTGCTTGAGCAATATCTTGCATTGTTCCTGCAAGTGATTGTTGATTACGTCCAGCTGATGTTCCAGCTGCAATACCTCGACGCATTTCTTCTGTCAGACCAGCAACTCTTCCAAGCTGGCCAGTGTCATACAACCTCTTTGCATCACTTAACATATCTAAAACATCAGGTTTAAACTCTTCATCAATACCAGAAGTTGTAGTTTGAGAGCCACCACCTTTATAACAAATATGACTGTTTAGTTTTTTATTAAGAGAATCACAGCCAGTCTCTACTGTAATATTCAAATAATCATTAAATTGATCATTTGTATCAAACATAGTTTCATTAATTTTCATTTAAACTTCCTTAGTCATAACAGTATAGGTATGTGAGTACCCAAATGTTTTTAATTTTTTTATCCATCCCGGTCTTCCCCAAACTGATACATATTTACAACCTATTTGTTTAGCTGTTTGTTCTGCATACTCTAGAGACTCTTTAGCATACTCTTCCCACTTGTCTTCTGAAGCTGCAGTAGCTGTAACAATTTGTAATTGAGAATGTTGTTCAAAGTGATTAACACGAAGCATTGCATAAGATACTGTAATATCATTGTGAATAACTTCTATACAATAGTAAGTATTATTCATAGCTCCTTTAAACATATCCATAGAAGTAGTTTCTTCTATGCCATGTTCAATAGCTTTATCTATAAAGGGTTTTATCTCATGCCACCTTATTGCTAGCTCTTCTTGTGATAATACTTTAATCATAAATCCTCATTTATTTAGGGAGCAACAGGCCAAGTTACACTTTCAGGAAAACTTTCTTGATCTGTAATATCTCTTAATTGTTGTCTATATGTTGTATATAAACTTTTTGTAGCTTCAGGTACATCTGAATTTTGAGTCCAATCAGTGTCTTGAAGAAGCCTATCACGTTCTAATCTAATATGTCTTGCAGATAATACAGGATCAACTTCCCACTGTTTTGTTTCCATATTTAATGTATGGTAATAAGAAGGTCTTTTATTTATTTTTACTAATGTTAATGTTGATAAATCAACATAACATTCATCCCAATCAGTGTTGTCTTCAATAAACAAAACAGCTTGTGTTTCTGTATTATAGTTTGATAAAGAAGTTACGTTAGAAGTGTAACCATTACCTATTACTTTACCAGATTGAGTTTCATAAATTACGTATGGTGTGCTCATTTCTTTCTCGCAAATGCAATAATAGATGAATTGTTACTATTTCTACTATCAGATGACCAAATTCTAATAGAGTGATTAGAGTTAGCAGATAAAGATTGTGACCACCCTCTTGTTGCTAATGTACCATCTCTAGGAATTTCTTGCCAACGCACAACTCCATCAACTGAAAAACTAATAGTTGAAAAATAACTCTGAACTAAACTAGCAATAAAGAAAACTTCATAATTTCCTCCAGTACTATCTGGAATATTAAAATTTAAAGTTAAATCTGAAGTACCTTGTTGAGTAAAATCAATTGCAGTAATAGCATTGTTAGCTATTTTAATTGTGTCTACTTCTAAGTTTCCAATTTTTGCATTAGTAATAGCAGCATTTTCTAACTTAGCATTTGTAATAGCAGCATTAGCAATATTAGCAGTGTCAACTTGTATAGTACCTAAGTTAGCAGAAATAGCACTAAGATCATCAACATCTATTTTAGTAGCAGTAATAGCATTAGCTTGAATTTTATCACTAGCTATTGTTCCATCAACAATTAAATCACCTGCAATAAATTCTCCGGGAGCAACCCAAGTATCTACACCACCAACTTGTGTGTATCTACCGCTTAATGTTCCATCAGCATAATCAATTACTACTACGGTACTATACCCAAATTCTTTTTGGTTAGTGTATACCTTTCCAGTAAAAGCAGAGACAGCTAAAATAGCATCTTCAATCCACTCTTCACTTCCTAATACAGGTTGATTAACACCTAACCTTTCGTACTTAACAAAAGGCACACCAGAAGGTTTGGCTTGAACAGGAAATACTTTCCAACTAGAAGTAAAACCATCTTTAGTATAACGTTCAGCAATCCAATAAGCGTTATTAGATATACCTGAAGTTGCTTCTACCCAAGTGACATCTGTTCCCGGATTATCTGGATCTCCAATTTCTGTAAGAATCCCAGGATCTTCTGTATAGTATCTATCAAAAGTTAAATCATATTCAGTATCAGCTAATAAAGTCCATTCGTAATCTGTTGGGTCACTTGAACCTGAAGGGGGTCCAAAGAAAATACCCCTCCAAGCTTTTTCAACACCATCTACAGAGAATGGGTATTCACTAAAACCTGTTACATCTAATTGGCTAGATACCATATTAGATTCATCTAAGTTTACAACAGTATCTGCATACCTTAAATTAAGATCACTAAAAGAAGGATCCCAACGTGTGCCATCAAACAACCATAGGTTATTTGTTGTAGTATTATACCAACTATTACCTGCAGTAAAACCAGAACCAGTAGGATCAGTAGTACCTACATAAGACGTACTAGCTCCTGATTGTTTTTCTAATGCTCTAAGTCGTCTTTGTAATTCTGTTTCTGAAATAATAGCCATTATTATCTCCCACTAGGTGTACGGATATTAAACTGCATTGTAGTAAGTTCAGGGTTATTAGTACTGTTCATTTTAACACGAAGATTAAAGTATCTACCTGCTTGTCTGATATCTAGTTTGTAACCAGTTGATGGTGTAAATGTTTTATCATAAGTATCAAAATCAATTACTTCATTAATAGTATCACTTGCTACTAATGAAACAAGCATTTGACCTTTACCTTCAATATAAACAGCATTAATATCTTTTACTAAAGGGCTAAGTTCTAATGAATCTGCTGTACGAATAAAATAACCATCTGCAATTAATGTATTACCTAACTCATAAACATAATTAGAATTATGAGCTGCTAAAATAATTAATGATCCATAAATTTCTGCTTCATGTAAATCAGTAATATCAGGAAGAGTTCTAATGTGTACTGTATTATTTTCGTAATTATAAACAAAAGCTTTACTACAACCATTAGTAGATGATCCTGTTTCTTTAAAACAAAACCAAACTTCTTTTTCCCTTGTTTGTTGAAATACAAATGATTTATTTTTATTATTACTATCAACTAATAAGTACATTAAATCTTGAAACTTACCTTTAGCAATATCTTGTTTTTGAGATTGACCATCATGGACGTATACACCATAATTACCAATAACTAAATGTTGTGCATTTCCAATATTAGCAAAACATCTTGTAGAGTATATACCATCATCTTCAAATATTGAATCAAATCCTAAAACAAATGAATCACCTGTTTCATAAATTCTAACAACAGCATCTGTTTTATAAGCTATAAAGAATTCACCTAACTGACCACCATCAATAATAGCACCGGGGGTTTGACTTAAGAAAGCATCACCTGCTGTATTAGTAGTTGAGGCTTGCCATTCTACTCCAGTAAGAGTATCTAATGTAGTAATATTAGAAGAAAAAGCTAAATCAATAGGACTGTAAGTATCATCTGTAAAATCATCTTCTGTATTATTTGAATTAACAAAAGACATTGCTATTAATCTATTTTTATAAGGTCTAAGAATACGACAAACAGCTTTAACACTTCCTGCATATTCAAGCCAATTAGGTAAATCAGCTAAGTTACCTGCTGTTTCTGGTCCTGCTGAAATCCATTGAGGGATACCTGTTGCTGGATTGACAATAAGAATTCCATTAAATACAAATATTTGTGGAGGGTAATCCTCATCTACAATAAAGTAAGCATCAGCATTAGCATTTGTAATTTCTTCATTAGCTTCAGTTTCTGTATTATAAACAAATACTCGGCCACGATTATTATCACTTGTATCTTTAATAATATAAGCAACATTTAAAAAATTAGATCCTGCTGGTGTCCATTGAGTTAAAGCTACAACAACTCCATTAGGATAATCAGGGTGTACTTGAAATGATTGAGAAAAATTTCTTACACCTTGTACACTTCCATCTTTAATTCGTATATTAAGACAATCACTCCATGCACCTTGAGGAATAGCATGAGAAGGTACATCTGTAATAAGACCAATAGATGCAAAGTTAATCTCTGGTGTTGTTTTATATGCCATATATAACTCCCATTAAGTGCATGGTTACATTACCATTTAACTTTATTAGCCCAGTATGCAGCACTAAGTGGTCCACGGGCAATGTTTTTTGCATGTCTTGCTTTAAATGATTTACGACGATTACGGTATGACTTAGACTCTCCAGATTTTTTTGGAGATCCTGACACACCTTGTTGCCCAAACCGTATAGTCTTTACTTTATCGCCAGACTTAGCCACAACTACATGTGACTTAGTGGGATGGTTAGGGGTACGTTTAGGTTTATTGTACCCACTAACACCAACTCTAGCTAGCCGTGGATCTTTCTCTCTACTCATACTAATTCCTTAGCAGCTTCTAGTGTTTCTTCTACACGACGAGTCCAACCTTTACCAAATGTTTCAAAGGTTGATAGTCTCTTATAAAAGTCTAAACGCTTATTAGCATAAGATTCTAAAACAAACTCTACAGCATTTTCACAAGCATTATTTACATTGGCTAGAGTACCTGATCCAATAATACCATCTATAGGGTTAGCATTGACTACTTCTTGTAGGAACTTACCTGCTCGACTAATACCCATATTAACAGCTGTATCAAAGACCATAAGAGCTACTGCAGGGTGCATTTGATCACCACGTATCTTATCCCAAAAGTCTTCTTTGTAGATACGTTTAGCATCACTTTCAGATAACTTTTTAATCTCTACATCAGGATAAGAACGTTTAGCAATACCATACTTAGTTTCTCCACCGGGATCATTAGGGTGATTTACATAACCACCTTCATGCTTAAGAATTAATTCCACTGCAGCTTCAAAACCTTTATTCATGATTCTTTATTCCTTCTTTTACCTGATGCAGTTACATCATGTTTGATTGCTAGTGGTCCTTTCTTTTTACGGATAGATCTTTTCTTTTCAGCCGCAGTCATTTTTTGAGCTACAGCTTTAGGGCGACAGGAAGGGTAGGGTCGTTTACTCCCTCCCTTAGCAGACTTACGCCCACATGCTTTACCTGTCTTAAGATCAATCCACTCCTCATTAAACCATTGAGTTAGTCCTCCACGAGGTTTACTCACGAGTAAGTACCCCCACGCTTTTTATACTCTTTAACCAACCACCCACTAGCATAAGCACTAGGCCAAACCTTAAACTTTTTCTTAGCTTCAGCCTTTACTCTATTGTATAATGATTTGTTATTTGGAGTAGCCATTATGCACTACCTTTTAAACACTTCCCTGCTGCACTACATTTAGCTGGAAATGGACAACCTGCACATGGTGCAAACTTACCTTTGTTACCTGCTAACGGTCCTTTACCTACTGGGCCACCCATGTATTTGTATACTGCTTTTTTCTTCATTTCTTTTTCATTCCCATAAGTTTGTCTGCAGATTTTAAACCAAAGCTGGCTGATACTGCAATAAATAATAAATATTGATACCATTCTGGTAAATTGTTTAGTACTTCAAAAGCAGCCTTGACACGCTCAATAATAGCAACATCATCAATAGCAACCGAATAGGCCACCGCTGCAATAGGCAAAGCAAGAATGATAGACCAGAATTCATCTTTCCAAGAGTTAGCTGTTGCATTAGCCATCTTAGCTTCCCAATCAGCATCATTTTGAATTGCATTAATTTTACGCTCCTGAATAGCCTTCTTTTCCTCAGCCTTACCCTTGATAAATTCTTTAGCTAAGTCCATTGCAGGACCGATTAGTAGATTTAACATTATCCTACCACCAATGCTGTGCAGAATGATAACAGACTACAGATAGCTATCAGTTGAATATCACTAACTTTAAGCATTTTTCTTTCCTGCAATAGCTGAAGCACCAAAGAATGCAGAGACTAACACAGCAATAGAAGCAAAGTATGTTGGTGCTATATCCGCAATTAACTGTGCGGCTGTACCCATAGCAAAGGCATCAGCAAGAAAGATACCAAATGGATACAGTAGCAAACCAATAAGAGCAAACCAAGCCATCTTACGAATACTATCCCTTTGGGCATCTGCGTCTTCCATGCGTCTACGCATATCTTCCAACATGATATTACGCTCTTGCTTATCAAGAACTCCATCACCATTTAAGTCATACTTTTCTAAGTCAGTCATGATTGATTACCTTTTATATTTGTTTGTATACAGACTGCTTCATAGTTCATTTTAGGCTTAGGTGCTGTTTCAATAAAGTATTCTCTAGCTTTAAAACAATCATCCATAGTCATAAATGGACCTTGAGGAAACACTGCGTAACCATCAGATTGTATTAATATGGCAAATAATAACCACATACTATTTCCCCTTAGTTGTTATGATCCAATATAAAATGTAAACACATAACCCAATAGCAGAAAGAGCAGCAAGGGTGACCCCAATGCCAATACTCCATTCTTTAATAAGTTTTTTTCTACGGGCTTTCTTAGCTTCTTCTCGCTTTCTAGCATTTTCTCTTAGTTTCTTTCTATTTGAAATAAAGTTACAGTAGTCATCCCATAATCCCGGCCTACCACTGTAGATAAACATTTGTTTAACTTCTGCTTCATGTTTCTTAATATTTTCTAAAGCCCAAAAAGCTTCCATGTCGCCATCTGCTGCTGACTTCTGCAATTCATCTTTGGCGTCTGCTAGTTTAGTTAAATCTTTACCCATCTGTCCGACGGATTCCACATGTCCTGCAAACTCTTTAATTGCTCCAATAGCTTCATTAGCTATCTTAATAGCAGCGATAGCTTCAAAGATCATTATACTTCCTTATTTATCCGCTTTACTATCAATTTTAAGTTCAATATGATCTAGCTTATCAAAGAGTCTTTCTATAACTCGATCAAAGTCTTCTTTTTTAACGTACTCACCTGCTACTAATACTTCAATACGAGCAACTTTGTCCGCTAATTCTCTATCTTGTGCTTGAAGGTTCATAAGGGTGTCCCACATAATACGTAGGAACCACCCTCCGAGCAACAATAAAGCCCCAGAGATCATATTAAAGATGCTCTGTATATCCATTGTTATTCAACCACTTCCAGTGCTTCCCAACCTGTAGTGTTATCTGCTTGGTATGCTTCTTCATTCCAAACATAATCACCTTCTGGTTTAGCAATCGGAGCTTCCCACTCAAGAGTAGTAGTGTTCTTTGACCATGAAGCGTAAGGCTGTGGAGGCCAGAAGCAATCATTAGTCGCATCAAACTCAAATCCTTTACCTGCGTAACGCTTACGAAAGTTTGAGTTGTATGAAGTCTGCTTCCAAGTTCCACCTAACAAATTGTTGCAAAATGCCGCACCGATAGGATCAGAAGCAGGATAATCTCCGCCACCACAATCGCTGTTAGATACAACGATTACTCTTTTTACTTTGTTGTTTGCATCTATTTCTGCAAAGTGTGCCATTAATTTAATCTCCTTTGATTAAACTTGATACCTAATAATTACGATGCCTGAACCGCCTGCGCCGGAGTCGTATGGATCAAAATTGCGAGTGCCACCACCACCACCTCCAGTGTTTGCAGTACCGTCATAATGAGTGGTGTTATAGCCATTCGCACCGCCTCCGCCTAACCCGCCGGGTATTGCGCCTGCTGTCGTACTGTTGCCGCCTGCGCCACCACCACCAATGTAGCGAGTACCTGACTCATCTACGCCCTGTGATGTTGCAGACAGCCATGTGTCGTATGTGGCAGTACCATCGCCACCATAACCTGTACCGTCAGTGCCACCTGCTTCCCCTGCACCACCACCGCCACCTGCGGTTGTACCAGAAACATGAGCCTCACCGTCATTACCGTGGCTAGGAATTAACGCAGTACCATTTGAACTAGCGTAGTCGTAAGCACCGTGACCTCCGCCGGAGCCTCCATCACCACCTCGGCGATCATCAGTAGATGCAGATCCAGCAAGTGCTCCGCCTCCTCCACCGCCAATTGTCACATAATCACCTACAGACGTTACACCGCCCATTAACCCTGTTATCGGATAGCCTGTAACTGATGCGCCTCCTGCGCCAATAACAACAGTAGTATTTCCTTGAGGAAGGTATGCATTTCCTTGAAAAACACCCCCTGCTCCGCCACCGCCACCAATACCAACACCACCGGAACCACCACCGCCAACTAGCAACAATTCAAATAACCCTGCCTTTGATACAGTGAACGTACCTGAGTTTGTAAACGTATGGTATTTATATCCACCGGATGTAACTTCAGTACCGCCTGATCCTGTTCCTGCTTCACCCACAACTACCCGTGGCACTGTTGCATACGCAGGTACTTCAAAAGTTCCTGTACCAGTAAAGGTGTGGTAGTAATAACCACCAGATGATGTGACTGTACCGCCTGTTGCAATTTGTGTGTCTGATTGGTAACGGACAATAACTATGCCTGAACCGCCGTTACCGCCAATAGTGTTTGTTGAGAAAGCACCTGCGCCTCCGCCTCCACCAGTGTTCGCTGTTCCGGCTTGTGCGGCTAAGTTATTTAAAGCACCATCACCCCCACCGCCTGCACCGCCATCTCCATTGACACCTGCTGTTGAACTGTTGGTGCTTCCACCTCCACCGCCTGCGTAATATCCACTATCACCAGTAGAGGTTGCTGTTGCCCACGTTGAATAAGTGTTTGACCCCGCACCACCATCACCTGCTTGTTCGGAAGAGTTTCCTTGGCCTCCAACAGCACCTGCTCCACCACCACCGGATCCACCAATAGAGGTAGTGTTCTGTACTGCGGCATCTCCACCGGCGTTGCCCTGCCCAGTAATGATTGGCTGCCCCGCAGGTTTTGCATACGAATCTTTTGATGTACCGCCTCCAGATCCACCATCAAAACCACGGTTTTCTGGGTTGTTAGCTCCTGCGGAGCGAGAACCACCGCAGCCACCGCCCACAGCAGTAACTGGGCCACAAACAGACGCAGAGCCGATTAAGTTTAGTAAAGAAATATCGCCATCATCTACAGCAGTAGCCCCTGCTCCGATTACTATTGACGTATTTCCTATAGGTAAAGAAATAGTTTGTTGAGAAAAACCACCTGCGCCGCCGCCTCCGCCACCTCCATTACCACCTGCGCCACCACCGCCGATAACAAGGATTTCACACTTTAGACCGGCATTGTTTTTAGTGTTGGAACTTAAACCTGAAATTGCCATTATATTAAATACCTTATGATTACAACGCCTGAGCCGCCTTGACCGCCAGTAGCTCCATAGCCACCACCACCGCCACCGCCAGTGTTAGCTGTACCATTATCTCCTGCGGTAGCACTATCGTTTCCACCGTCTCCTCCGCCTCCTTGGCCTCCAAGTCCAACTTGTTGACCAAAGTAGCCTGCACCTCCGCCACCACCTGCGTAGTATGTGGCTGTACCAGTAATAGATGACTGAATACCATCTCCACCATCACCACCTTTAGTACCTGCTCCGGTAACACTGGTGCCTACTTCTCCTGCTCCGCCTCCGCCTGCTTGAGAGTAGTTATAACCACCGTTAGCTTGAGCATCGCCACCATCAAATCCGTGTTGAAATGTGCCTATACCGCCATCAAAAGAGCCACTGTTATAGGCTGATGCACCACCGCCACAACCGCCGTTGCCACCGTTACCGTTTGCATAAGAATGACCTGCACCACCGCCATCTACAGAAATGTTTCCAAACGATGTAGTCCCGCCTTGTGTTGCTAAAGTAGATCCAGTATTAGTTCCTGCTCCACCATTACCAATAGTAATTGTGTAATTGCCTGCGGCTAGATAAACAGCAGGTTCAGGGTCAGATAATGCGCCAGAATTTTCTCCGGGAACAGAAGAACGATAGCCTCCTGCACCACCACCAGATCCTACGGTAGAACCTCCACCGCCTCCACCACCACCTACGATGACGTATTCAAATAAACCGGCTTTAGTTACAGTAAATGTACCGGAAGAATTAAATGTATGAATTTTGTAATCACCAGAAATTACTTCAGTACCGCCAGAGGCTTCAGCAAAACCGGGGCCGGGTGCTTGAGTTAGATTAGAAATACTCATACTGCGTACCTTATTATTACTAAACCGGAACCGCCACTTGCGCCTGCGTTTGATGTTGAGGTAGAACCTGCTCCACCGCCGCCTGATCCAGTGTTGGCAGTCCCTGCGGTTGGAGTCCCTGAATCATTAGTACCGTCACCACCTCCGCCTAAGCCACCATCTCCGGCTTGGACATGGCCTGCACCACCACCTCCGCCACAAATGTAACGTGTACCTGACTCATCAACGCCTGTAGATGTAGCTGATAACCAAGTGTCATAAGTGGAAATACCATCTCCACCATCACCACCAATACGGCTACCTTCTGACTGTCCATTAGCACCTGCGGAACCCATTCCGCCTCCGCCGCCTCCGGCAGAGTATTCAGCGTTACCTGCTACGCCTTCTCCACCGTTGTAGCCAAAGAACCCATAGCCGCCGTAGGTTTCATATGCGGCTGATGTAGCACCGCCTCCACCACAAGCTCCTGCGCCTGCTCTACCTGCAAGTGATGTAGCACCCGGACGGTTTTGTCCTGCTCCACCACCTAGTGAAACTAAGGTTCCAATAGTGGTGTTGTTTCCAAAAGGGCTATCACTGTTTGTTGAAACATCGTGAACACCACCTGCACCAATCGTTACTGTGTGAGTGCCTGCGCTTAAATAAATTGTTTCATTAAGTGCTTGCCCTGCACCCCCACCTCCACCACGGCCAGAGCTTAGGTTTGAACCACCTGCTCCGCCTGCGCCAACAGCAAGGATTTCAAACAAGCCTGCTCTAGTTACAATGAAGTCAGCTGTGCTAGTAAACGTGTGGTACTTGTATCCACCTGATGTAACCTCAGTTCCACCAGAAGCCATAGGCATTGTAGAAACACCTGACTCTAAGTAAAGATCAGGTACAAGTCGTGATATAGACATTAACTAAGCTCCGATCCGAATACATTAAACGAGAGGTTAGCTGTGCTTGCGTACACAGTAATAACGTCTGCTGCATCCATTGTCGTACCAACTGTAATCGCTACAGAATCATTACCAAGAATTACAGCATCGTATGCTAAATAGTGTTGATCTGCCTGTGTCGCACCGTTAGGTCGTACTGAAATGCGGTATGTAGCTGCTGTAGAACCACGATTACATATAAAGATTGTTGATACTACTGCCTCAGTTGAAACAGGTACAGTGTATACATCGGTTGCTGTTGTTGCGCTTGGAGCCGATTGTCCAAGAACTTTATAAGTTGTTGCCATCTTAAGCTCCTATTAATAAAAATTCTGATACACCACCAGATCCAGCAACAGCACCCCAAGCAGTACCATTATACACTTCAATACTACCTGTTTCTGTATTAAATCGAATCATTCCTGCTACTGGTGTTGGTTGTTCAGCTGTTGTTCCTGAAGGTAATGTTAAAGCACCAGTAGAGCCTATAGTTGGCCCATTAGTGCCGTCTTCATTAGTAATGATATCGACTCTAATTTGTCCACTCATAGGTTACTCCAAAGGCTCTGGCCAATTATGTATAGGTGCTTTACCTGTTATATTACCTTCAGCATCTACTGGAGTATTATAAAGATTTATAAACTCTTCTAAAGTATTTGCATTTGTAATTGCTGTTTCAATAGTTTCTGAAGCAGTACGAACAGCTGCTCGATATGTAATTATATCTGCAGGAATAGCTGTATCTGTTTCAGATTTACGAACTACATACCAATCAGTAGGTGTTAAAAGTGATCCTGCTGTTGTTTTAGTTTGAGCAATAGCAATAGACTTAAGACCTTTAGTAATGATTTGGTTCCCATCTGTATCTAATACGGGGTTACTTTCTTCATCTACTTCAGGAATATCTTCTAATGCTTTAGGATTCCCAGCACTCCAATAAAATCTATTGTCAAAAGGAATAGGCTGCAGGGATTGGTTCCAAACCAACCCCTTAGCAACTTTCTCCTCTTCACTCCATTTATTCCATTGAACAGGATGCTGGACTCCATTGGCATCAGTCCATGATCTTCCGATCTTAATGGCTTTACCTTGGTAAGTCCACATAAATTAATATCTCCTATAAAACATTAGGTTATTACCTTGCGTTTGAATACTTGAATGGTTGTTCTGCGAAAGCTAAGTAGATGTAGGTTGAACTTTCGTTAAGAGCATCTGCATTGGTTCTAATCTTGAAGCCGTTGGACAAGAAGTCTACATCTGCTGCGCTATCTACGCCTTCAGCACTGTCTAGGCTTGCGTATATGCGATCATCTACATCGTTAAACGGACTTCTTTCAGCATCCCTGATATCCCAATTATCACCTGCAATACCTGCATTTTTAAACATAACCCATTTCGGCCTGAAACCTGTGTACACAAACGGGCCATCAAGAAGATTATTGCCGGTGTATCCACCTACCTTGCTGTATCCGTCAACGCTGTGGAAGCAGTAGGCAATATTGTCATCACCAGAAGCGTTCATTCTTGTGCCAGTGCCTAGTGTAAACACAGTAGATGTTGGCTCTGTGTTGTTCCAAGCAGTGCTATTTGTTGCCGCCCCATCTGCGAGGTTTAATGTCAACAATTTTGTTGCGCCTGTGGCTTCATGATAAACCTGCCAACTAGTCGAACTATCACGGCTTTTTCCAATAATCAACTCAGGCGCACTATCAAGTCCGTGACCTACAGTAGCTCCTGCTGTGCCGTTACCTGTATACGAAACAATACTAAACCCTGCATCGGTATTCGCAGACACTGTGGATGCTATTGAAGGAACATCTGGGCCGGTTGAATATGCGCCAACCGCTATGGTTGATGCAGTGCTACCGGCTTTCCAGTTCCAACCTACATACGTTGACCCAGAAGTATTGACGCTTGCGTGGTCCCCGATAGTAAATCCGTTTTTGTTGAAGCTAGTCAACGAATTATATTCTGTTGCTTCTGCGCTAGTTGTATTCGATCTAATTGAATTATTAACACCTCGCACTGAATCGAAAATACGATGGTCTACTATCGCACTTCTAGTTTTAATCCACACAAAGTCAGGGCTTTCTAGTGGGTTATCATCGTACTGGATGAGGTTGTTTTCACAGAGTGCCAAGAAGCCAGTAGGCGGTGCGTAGAAAAACTCGCCTTCACCGTTGCCATCTGTCGCACCTTCGTAGTTGGCAAAATCTTGTGATCCAGTATAAGTCCCTGCTCCCGTGCCGTCTTGCCCAAAATTAAGAAAACCCTGCTCAGTGCTAGTGTACGCATAAACAACAGGATACAGTTTTCCTGTATGTCCTCCGCTAACGCTAACAGTTCCTTGACTTGAATTGTTTATGAAGAACTCAAGGGTTGCATTATCAGCATCATATGCAATTCCAATGACTCTGTTCCCTGCATTACCCCAAGACGTACCGTATGAGGCGTTTGTACTGGATGAGTAATAATTGCCATTTTGCGAATAAAACATATAGCTTTCGCTATTAGCGGCATAAGTTGTTGGGGCATCCCTAGTAGCTAAGCCAACAAATGTTGTTGGTGACGACCCGCCAACGACAATAAGTTCGTAATACCATTTTCCTGTTGACGGCAGGGCAGTGCTTACTAGCTGTCTTGCTCCTGCCCAACCAGTGGTAGATTTGTAATAGTAACTATTGCCTTCGGAAAGTGTGACTGCTCCGCCTTGTAAAGAAGATGAATCAAATGTTGCGAATGAGTTCGTAGGAGTATCGATAACAACGTCAGAGGCCACAAGGTTATTGACCGTGAAGTCGTTTGTGTTGCCTGAGTTGTCGTCACCGATGTCTGCTGAGTCAGCAAAGTCTAAGTGGAAGCCGTTGGTTCCATAGGTGACTGTTGGCTCAATAGGCCGCCACAGACCGTCAGCGTCAAACACACCGAATGTGTCTGCATCGTAGGCTGTGCCATCGGTAAAGTGGACTTCAGCCATGTAGCCGTCATAGTAACCTGCAACAAATGGGTAATACCCAAGATAATGAGGTTGAGCATCATTGATATGTGACGCCGCCATTGTGCCTGTCATTGTGCCGTCTTGCCTGACACCATTAACGTAGATTTTAACTCTGTCTGCATTTGTTGCGTTATCAGAGTCAAATTCCACTACAATGTGATACCACGCAGATGGATCTTTAAAAGTGGCAGTTGTAGTAAAATAAGCACCTTTATTGTATACTCTTAATGTGTCAGTAGAATTAAAATTGATTGCGCTAATATTAGTTCCAGAATTTGGCCCTGCAACGTATATCCACTGAGTACCAAGATTCCCACGCTTAACCCAAGCACTCCAAGTCCATTCAGTTGAATCACCGGAGCCAAGTGTCTTATTCAGATAAGCACTGTCCCCATCCTCAAACCGCAAGCTCTGGCTGATCGGATAAGTATCAGGAATCTCCCGCACCACATCGCCAATCAACTGCGATGCACCGTTACCTGTGTAGGTGTAGACGTTGAAGTATTGGTCTGCTGTGGCTTCCTGTGCAGGGTCAATAGCAGGGTCTGGTAGGTTGGATGTGCAGAGTGCTAGATAACCCGATGGCGGTGCGTACTTGAAGTCTCCGATGCCGTTAGCGTCAGAGTTGCCACCTGCTGTGGTGTTACCTGCGAATGTGGAGTCTTGGCCGAAGTTGGCTGTTTGTGTCCCTTCATCGTAGTTAGCATTGCCGATGACATAAGTTCCTGAATCTATTGTAAAAATTTCATTTGAATTGCCAGCCGGATCACCAGAATCTAGCCAAGTTCCATTTTCACCGAACCATAACTTATTGTTGTCTAAATCTAGGGCAACCATCACAACATCGCCAACATTTAGATCGCCAGTGCTTGTTAAAGGCGTGTCAACTCCATTGTGTATTTTATAAATAACAGAATTTGTGTAACTGTATAGTAAACCCCAAGAGTAATCGTCTGCCCCTAGTTGTGTTGTATAGCTGTGTTTATCAACTAATGCTACACCAGTCATTACTCGTGTTTCATAAGTACGCTGATTAACGTAAAACTCTGCGTACCATTTGCCAGAAGATACGCCAAGTGTACTTAATGCATTACGATAAACAGATGTAGCTGAATGATGTTTAAGATTACCTTCAGAAAAATTCCCTCCGACAGCAAGATTATTCAACACCGCAAAGTTATTCGTAGGCGAGTCAGGGACTACATCACTTGCAACTAGGTTGTTGACTGTCCAGTCATTTGTGTTGCCAGACTCATCATCACCGATAGCCGCACTGTCTGCAAAGTCTAGGTAGAATCCGTTTGTGCCGTAGGTGACTGTTGTAGAGATATCAGCTTTCGGAACCCAGATACCTGACTTCAGTTCACCAAAGTCATCGGCATCGTAGGCTGTACCGTCTGTGAAGTGGACTTCGGCTAGGTAGCCATCAAAACTATAAGCAGTTCCCATACCGCCAATATCCATTGGATATGAGCCACCAGTGTTCCAGAAAGACTCACGGTTCTGATCAATATACTCAGCAGTGTCAAATGCGGTAATTTGTACCCCGTTGACATACATTTTTACACGGTTAGAGGCTGTGGCATTGGCTGAGTCATACACAAGTACAATGTGATACCAAGAAGAAGTATCTCTAAACTTCTGTGTTGATATAGTTAGCCAGTTACCTGTATCAATCTGGTGTCTAAATTTTAATCTATCACTTGGATCAAAACTAAGATCAGTGTGAAAATCACCATTTCTAGCGTTTACAAAAATTCCGCCATTATCTCCAGAACCTAAACCGATGTTTCCACGCTTAACCCAACAACTTAGTGTGAATAACCGCCTATCTCCTGCGGAAGCCGGAGTCCACCTCAGATAAGGACTATCACCATCTTCAAATCGCAAAGACTGGTCAATGGTCTTGGGGTAGAAACCACTAGCTCCTTTTGGAACTGCATTTCCTTGAATAATAGCCATTTATACCCCCGTTGAAGTAGTAGCCCCTGTTGCTGAAACAATAACATTTGTTCCATCAGCACAATAATAAGACAACCAATATTTACCTGCAGTATTAATAGTTGTTAAAGAAGCAGGATCCATGTAAGTAGTTGCAGCAGCAGATATAACTACTCCTGCAGAATTATCTAAATAAATATTACCTGATTGTCCTGCAGTAATATTAGTAAAAGTAATTGTACCAGTAGAAGCAGGAGTACAAGAAAAGTTATTACCTGCATTCATATCAAAAGATAAATCATTATCTGGTACAACAGTACCTCTTTGAGAAGCTGTGTATGTTTGCGCTACATCTGTTTTTGCAGTATCTGCATCATATGGTTGCACTGTAGAAGATAGTGCAGTATCTAAAAGAAGATTTCCATTGTCAGCAGGAAGCGTAATAGTGTAGTCTGTATTTGTATTAGGAGCAGTAACGGTCACTGTACCAGTGCCACTAGCATTACCTTGAATTTTAAACTTACTCATATTAACCCTTAAATAATTGTCCAAATACTACCAGTAGGAACTGTAACAGATCCTCCAGTTTCTACGACTACAGGACCACCACTGACTCCATTATAACCATCAGTAATCAAATATTCTTCACTAATAACAATAGCATTTTCTAAAATAACAGATGATCCACCACCTGCTATAGCACCCCACTCTGTTCCATTATAACCTTCAAACTGAGTAGTGTCTGTATTAAATCTAAAATAACCTGCAGATGGAGATACATCACGTTGTGCTTCTGTCCCTACAGGAATTTCAGCTGATCCATTTGTTGAAGTTGTATCTACATATCCTACTAATGAATGATCACCCCAGGCATAAGCATCAACACCTTTTGAAATATCTAATTCATTAATAGGTGTTGTTCTAACCATTAAAGTATCACTGTTAATGGCAAATGCAATAGGCATTAAAAGACCTGATGTAGGTTCTGTTAATGTTAATCCACCAGTTGATGTATCAACATAATATACTGAACCTTGAGTATAACTTGCTCCGGGAACATCATTAATTTTACCAAAACTAGTTACAGCACCATTGTTTGTAATATCTTCAGTAGCTACACCAATAACATACTTAGCAGGAATCTCTGTAAAACTGCCACCTGTACAAGTATTATATTCAGATAAAGATGCTTTACATACAAGAATTTTACCGGAACCACCTATTGAACCTACAGCAGCTACAGCTTCACCATTATTAATATTAGCAGCACTACCATGAAGTGTTACATGTAGTTGTACTTCTTGGCCTAATTGAAGAGTAGATCCATTTTGAATTAGATCTAATGTTTCTTCATCAGTATTCCAAGATAAAGTACCTTGAGTTCCTGTTCCACCTGATAATTGAACTGAGTTAAATTCTACATCATCAGATGGGCTTAATCCTAAATTAATTAACGCTGAAGAAACATTATTTAAATCTGATAAATTATTAGCAACAAGAAGTGTTCCATCTGCTGATACGTAAGCTGCTACCCAGTTTGTACCAGTGTACAACTTCATTGTTTCATCAGTTGAATTAAAGTATAATGCTCCTGCAACTAACGCATTACCATCGTTGTCTACAGAAGGATCAGATGCTTTAGCACCTAAATAACGATCATCAAAACTATCATAAGCCGCAAGCGTTGCATCTCTTGCGCTCTCAGCGGCTGTTTGTGCTGCTAGTGCAGATGTTTCTGATGATGCTGCATTTGTTTCAGATGTAGCCGCATTAGTTTCAGAAGTTGCTGCTGCTGTAGCTGATGCAGAAGCATTACTAGCACTTGTAGCCGCATTGGATTCTGAGGTAGCTGCATTAGACTCTGAAGTAGCTGCATTGGACTCTGAAGTAGCTGCATTAGATTCGCTTAAAGCAGCTGCTGTTGCACTAGCCTCTGCATTTGTTTCAGCAGTTTCAGCGGCTAATTGAGCTGCTTCGGCTGCAGTTTCAGCTGTAGCTGCATCTGTCGCTGAACTAGAAGCTGCTAAAGCAGATGCTGCTGCATTTGTTTCGCTAGTAGCTGCATTAGTTTCACTGGTAGCTGCATTAGATTCTGAGGTAGCTGCATTAGTTTCACTAGTAGCGGCGTTTGTTTCGCTAGTTGCCGCATTTGTTGCTGATGTAGATGCCGCAGACGCACTAGAAGCCGCTGAGGTGGCACTTGAGGCCGCATTAGTCTCAGCAGTTTCTGCGTTTGTTTCTGCAGTTTCAGCATTTGTTTCAGCAAGTTCAGCTGCCGCTTGTGCTGCTTCTGCAGCTAATTGGGCTGCTTCAGCATCTGCCGCAGATTCAGCAGCATCATTTGCAGCAGTACGAGCAATTGCATATTCAGCTTCTGACTCATTGACATACGCACCACCTTCTGCCTTTTTATTTACTAAACCAGCTTCCTGAGAAGTGTATTCAATAGCCATTTAATTATCCTTATAATAACTGTGAAACTTCAAAAGTTACTGTATTACTAGCACCTTTTGCTTTTCTTAATTTATCTTCACCATTAAGTTCTTGAACTGCAAATTCTTGTTTTTGAAAAAACTTCATAGCTCGTTCATCTTCGCCTAAATAATCTAAAGCATGAGCAAATGCTCCCCAAAGGAGAACTCTTTCATTCTCATCTCTTAGCCAGTTATATACTTCATTTCCAGTATAATAAGTGCCAGAACTTTCAGGAAATTCTACTGCCCCTTCATCTTCCGCAGAAGCTACAGTACAGTTACCTAATGTAATATTTGTTTGATTAACAACATAAGTTGCATCTAAATCAGGTAAACGTCGATAATAATGTAATTCATAAATATTACCAACTTCAGCTTTTGGATAAAATTGTATTTCATTACCTTTAAACGAAAATGAATAATTTGGTTTAATTACAAATGAATTATTAAATTCAGCTTGAGGTAAAGATTTGTTAAAAACATATCTGTCGTTATTAGAATCAACTACAGAAAAAGAAATTAACTCTGAGAAATCTGGAGGCACTACTAAAGAAGTTTCATCTTCTGTTAAACTATCAATAATAGGATATTGATAAGTATATTCTAAAGGTGGAATTCTTAACTTATGATAACAGTAGTCTGCTGAATAATCTAAAAAATCAGTTATTAGGCTATCACTTAAAACATCACTATCTCGGTTTGCCCAATTGCGAACCTTAACTACTAATGCATCAAATAGTGGAGTTGCCATGTTTTAGTCTCCTAATATGATAAAAGATATTTATATTCACTTTTAATAATTTGTTTAAATTTATTCATTTTAGTTTGATCTCTCATTGTATCAGGATCGTGAATATCAATACCGTATTTATTAAGGATATCAATGGCTACAATGTCTGGAATCGTAGCAAACTTTTTATAGCCTGCACCTTTTTTAGCACCTGCTTCCCTATCTAATTTAGCTTGTTCAATAAAAGGCTTTTCATCTTGCTGAACAGTCCATACAGACTCACCTGTAGCAGAACCTGCTTCATACTCAAATGTACCTTGAAGTGATCCGGGATTCGTCTTATCCCCTACTTTCCACTTAGCCATATAAATCCTTAATCTGAAATCTTAACAAATCGACCTGACTTGCCGATAAAACCTAATACAGGATTAGCAATACTTACTGCACTACCTGTACCATAAAAATTCGCTGTGTTAATTGTATAGCCATTACCACTAGCTGATGCTGCTTGTTTCCAAGAACAGTTATCAGCAGGGTAGATAACACCTGTGCTTTCGCTTTTAATTACTAGCATAAATTATTACTCCCAAATAATTTAAAATAAAAAGAAAGGGGGACAAATTTCCCCCTTCCTTATGCAGTCTTACTCAAGACCGTAGATAGCACCACAACCCTTAGGGTTACGTACTTCAAGAGTAGTCTCTTCAACCATCATACCGACAGTAGAGTCACCCTTTTGGCCTACATCAACTTCTGTGAGAGGACGTAGTGTAGCGATGTTGAACCACATTGGATCATAGATCAATGCAGCAAAGTCAGCTACGTCAGTAACACCAGCACCTGAGTGAGCAACATTGTCGTCACCAGTAAATGCTACGTTATTTGAAAGACCCATGATGTAGTTAGGAACTACCATGAGATCACCAAAGTCTGACATGTATACGTCGACTGACTGGCGAAGCTTACCTGACTCATCGACATTACGACGAACATTAGACTCAGCTTGGATCAAGTCTGAGAAATCACGACGAAGCTTTGGAGACAACATGATACGTGATGCCTTACCACCTTCTTCATAGATCTTCTGCATAACTGCATCGATGTCTGAAAGTGCAAGAGCAGCACGATCAGGAGCAGTAGTAGATCCGTTGATAGATGAACGAGGGACCGCTGTACCTGCGTTATCTGTTCCTGCACCAGTAGTACCTGCTGATGGAGCTTCAAACTCACCAACATAGTTTACTGTGTCAGCAGAGTTAATGAATGCTTGGTATCCACCCATAGTACGAGTACCAGAAGCAGATGCAACATTGTAGCCATGAACAACATCAAACTCAACATCACGACGTAGTTCAGTACCACGCTTCTTGAGTTGGTATGCGTATTCATCAGCAACACCTGCTTGATCTACAGCACGACGAGTGCCTGATACTGCGAGTTGCTTACCGTTGATCTGAGTGTAGTTACCCAGACGAGTACGATGTGGACCAACAGTAACACTGCTTGAATCGAAATCTGTACCTTCTGCAAGGCGAGAGTTTCCGGGAGCAGCAAGTTCATCTGTCTGCCATTCGTGGTAGATAGCTGTCGCTTTAGCTTTGCCAATAGAAGAGATAAAAGGAGTCTCTTCACGAGTAATCATAGTAATGAAATTTGCCAAGTCTTCACGCTGAGATACGTCTGCGTTATTACGACCTGAAGTTACGTCTGCCTGAGCACGACCTGTGGATACACCACGACCTGCAACAATTGCCATTTTTATTATTCTCCGATAAAAGAAATATTATATTTGTGTTTAACCTAAAGATCGGGAAGCAAGTTGTTTAAGAAAAGCCATTTGATCTTCAGGGTTAGCATCCTCTTTGAATGCCCTTGCCTTAATCATAGCTTCTTGATCAGCTTTCTTTTTAACAGTACTCTTAGCTTTCTTTACAGGTAACTTCTTAGCAGGTGCGGATTTGCGTTTAGCTTCTCCTTTAGAGACACCTTGCTTAAGTAACCTATAATCATTCACAAACTTAACCATAACAGGATCTACTACGGTATCAATAAACTCTTCAGGAATTCCTTCCTCTAGAGCAAACTGACGGATCTCCCCTGCGAGATTCTCATCGAATCCGGGGACATATTGTGTAATAGAATTGTTAAAGTGATCAAGAGCTTCAACCCATTGCTGTTCATAAACAGCAGATTGTTGTTCTTCCATTTGTGCGATGATACCTTCACGCTTCTTACGAGCATTCCAGTAGCTTTGTTGAGCTTGTTCACGTTTGTCTTTTAATTCAGACAATTCGTATGTATCACCATTATCACGAGCTTCTTGAATCTTAGCCTCGAAATCATGGTACTGTTTAGCGAATTGCTGTTCCTCAGAAAGTAGAACTGCTGCACTTGCTTGACCAATCTTATTGATTTCTGCAAGTTGAGCTTCACGTTCTGCTTCTAACTCTTTACGTGCTTCACCGAGTTCACGACCCTTGTTAGAAAGAGATTGTTCAGTAGAGTAACCTTTGATAAGATCACTAAAAGATACAGCTTGTTCTTCACCATCAATTTTGACAATGACTTGTGCATCTAAGTCTAAATCATCCAATTCATAAACAGTAGCATCTTGGGTAGCCGTAGCATCCTCATCTTCTGTTTCATCATCTTCATATTCAGCTTCTTCATCTTCTCCATTCACGACTTCATCAGATTCTTCTGGGTCTTCTTCATCTGATTCAGACGGGTCAACTTCAGGAACTTCTTCATCGGGTAGCGATTCTTCAATGAACTGTGATTGTTCTAGAACGGCATCCAAGAGTTCTTGTTCAGTTGGACCATTATTAACTTCAGCGGGAATGTCATCCGTGGGTAGAGATTCGTTTGCTTCAGTATTCATAAACTAATTCCTCAATTATTTGGTTGCTGTAGTTTTACTTACAGGCTTTTTAACAGGAGCATCTACTACTGCTTCTTTCTTCACAGCAGGTGCTACTACTGTTTTTGATTGATACCGATCTTGTAGATTGTACAAGTTTACAAGTGTCTCTGAATTAATTTTAGCCTTTCCGGGGCTACGCATTGAGTCATACTCTAATACATTAATCATACTTTCGATATTTTCTAATACTTGCGTGTAATCAATATTACGCATTGTTGTCCTCCATAAATTGTACATTCTTTCCTAGGGTTTCATATTCCACTAGCTTCTTACGCACATCCCCAAGAGCAAGAGCAGAGTTATAAATAAACTCACGAGTCTTAGTCTCATGTGGATCAGTCTTTAACCAATGCATAAAGTAAGTTACTAACAACTCACCATATGCATCATCAAAGAATTGGTCACGTTCCTGACTAGCAAAAGAAGCATTAATCAACGCTTCCTTTGCCAACATATCAGGATGCATTTTATTACTCAGGTTCTTCTCACCTGCCTTTCTATACTTATCCATTATTGTCCTTGTGTACCCATAATGTTTTTAACCATTTCTAGGATAGTTTCAAATTGGGGATGTTCATCTAATTGAGCACCCTCTTTGACAGATTTGATGTTTAGATCTGCCCACTCTTGGAAATGTTTATCAATAGCTACAGCCATCTGACGAGCATTATCATCCATTGTGTTACGAGCTTGTGCTTGTGTGTAAGACACATTTGCTTGTTGTAATCCTATATCAGCTTGTGCTTTAGCTAACTCCATTTCCTTAGCTTGTTGTGCTTGTTGATTCTGTTTCTGAATCTCTTGAGCAGCTTTCTCTTTAAACTCATCCTCTGTGTAATCCACAAAGAAATCATTTGAATCCATACCCATTGCTTCAACTAACTGAGTAGCTAGAGATGCAGGAGCCTCAGGTCTGACCATCATACCTATACCTTGAGCTTTCAACGCAGGTAGTATTTCTTGACCTAATGATTTGAGTTTTTGAATCTTGTTGAGATTAGAGTTCTCACCGATATCTACAAAGATCTCACACTCTAGATTACGTGGGAGATCTGATGGGTTGATATCAGAGAATGAATGGGCAATCTTACAAGAAATCTTTTCATTCATGCACCTACGCATTGTGTGGTAGACACCAAGACAAAGACGTTTAAACCCTGTCTCAGCAAACCGTCTAGCAATCTGTTGAATACGTTTCTGGGATGCGGATTGTACTGCTGCTAATTTTTGTTCAGAGTTACCTGATACGTACAGAGTATCGTTAAGACCTTGAGCAGCCTTAGACATACCTGTAGCCTGTTCCTTGATCATCTGTAGATGTTCTAAGAGAGGTACAGTACTAGTACTCATAGTCTCAGGAACCATTGCAGATACAGCACCAGCAGGGTTACCATTCGTAGGAATGATCTGCTTAGGTTTCATATTTTGTAATGCACTGAAGTCTACAACATTAGGATCAGCTAGCTTAGGTGAGTAGTTTGTTAGATATGTATTCTCAACAAACCCACGAAGGATAGCTGTGGATGCTAACGTAGACGAACGAGTAAAGTCAGCAATAGACAAACCATAAAATTCAAATGGAATGTTAATTGGAGACAAAGATGCTAGAGGGATCATATCTACATCTTCTTCAAGAAGGACATGAGTACCTGCAATAATGAATCGTTTTAGTTCAGCAATACCATCCCCATCACGATCAACATGTAACCAACACTCAGTAACTGTTACTTCCCTATTTGCTTCTAGGGGTGTCAGATCAATATTCGTAGACCCTTGCCAGTATTCTTGCCCTGTGACAAGTTTCCTTGCAGCAATGTCTTCAGAGTAACGACTAGTCCCATTCCAATTCTCAGAACCTAATGCATTCCAATCATCTTCAGATAAAGACTCTGACATTTCAGGCCACATCTTACGCATCTCTGAACGAGTGTATGTTGATTGTAATCCAACAAACTCAGAATTCTCAATACTTGATGCTTCCCTAGAAATACGGAAAGATTCTGGTGGGATAAGTTCTAGCTTAACTTTAGATTTATTTATTTTTCTACGTAGACGTACATCTACATAAACTAATTCAGACTCCCCTTGAGTATCAATATCATTCTCAAATTGGAGATCACCTACAATCTCTACATCATCTTCTGATAAGATTTCATCAAGACGGGGTTGAGTAATCTTTTCATACTCTTCAAAGATATACTCATAATCTTCTACATAGTCCCAACGGATAATCCCATTCTTCCAGAGTAATGCACATTTCATCCATGACTCTAGAATCTCCCACCCATTGTTCTGTTTGAATAGACAATAGTTAACAAGTAGTGATGCATCCTTAGCACTCTTATATGCTCCGGGAGAATCATTGTATGGGACAAAACGGGCTAACCGTTGGTTGTTTAAGAAGAGATCAGATAGAATCGCTGAAAAAGCTTCTACTGTTTCTGTAGTTGATGTATCAACAATACTGGATACACCTTGTGGGGCGAGATGACCTACAGGTACTCCTGCATATTCGTAAGTACTACGGATACGCTCATACGCTAGATCAGAGGAGTTTAACCAATCTCCTACAGAGTTCTGTACACCAGATTCAACTAAATTAATTAGCTGCTCATCTGTTACTTTTTCTTTATAACCATAATATTTAGCCACTATTGATAACCCCCTTTCGTTGGGATCTTACTCCCATTACGAAGATCTTCTGAGGAATAATTTCCTACCTTGGGCATCTCCCTTGGCTTTTCTTTCTTAGCCTTTTTCTCAGGCTGTGGTTGTATAAATCGAGACATTCTATCTTCCTATCTATCTATCTATATGTAAGTCCTATAAGAGTGCCTTGATATGGCAGCAGGAATACGTAATGTTTAATACTAACGTATCTGTCTAGACATAACAATTTTAAGGCTGGTACGTCAAGACACTCTTATAAGACCTAAAGTAAAGTGGTATAGTTTCTTCCACTAGCTATACCAGACTAGTTGAGGACAAACGGAAGATTGGTAGCATTATTATATCACTATAACCATGCTGTGTTATCCTGTTCCCACTCACCAACTCTATCTTTCCAAGACATTCTGTTTAAGACAAGCTTATCGTAGTGGGTCCGTAATACTTCACACCCCATAGCTAACGCCATGACTGTATCATCATGTGTTCCTGGGGATGCTTCTGTTTTACCTGTATCTGTAGAAATGTAATCTTTTAACTCTTGTATCATAATATTTGATGGGATGTTTATTGCCTCATCAGCAATTAATCTTTTTAGATTACCAATGATGACAGGCTTAGTGCTGACTGTGGTTCTAAACCCTAGACGCACACCCTCTTCATTAGACACATTAGCAATCTTAGTTTGTTTATACATGTTGACATAATTCATAGACTCTAGTTTCTGTAGGGTAGCAATACCCATAGAGTTAGACTCAACACATAAGAATGCATTATTGAAATATCTACCTAAGTAAAATAATAATTCACCATAGGTGCTAGGATCAATTCTATTATCCCTGTACAATGCAATCACTTTATAATCTTGATCTAAGACAACAGCAGTACTGTAATCCTGACCAACACCTAAACTTACATCAGCAGCAATAACATAAGGTTTATCAAACTTAGGGTAACTCCAAAGTTGTAACTTACCTTCCTTACCATCATCAAACATCTTAGAGTATGTATCCCATACCCGTGTAGACAAAGGTGCTTCTGGAATAAGACTATCTAGTTTATCAATATCAAATACATTAGAACCTGAAACAACAAATGCTTCATCTGCTGTTGAGGGGTATTCTTGTTTGAACTTAAGTTCCCCACTCTCAGCAATCTTTAACCTTCTCCAATACAGTTGATCATCATCAAGACCAAACTTCTCTTTAAGATTATCTTCTTCTGTAGTTAACTCCATACCTTCAGGAGCTTTCCTACGGTATTCATTAGTCCAATACCAAGGGAGGAATATAGGTAAGTATTCATTCTCACCAGCAACAGCACCTCTCCACAATCTGTAGAACTCACCCTGAGCACCATTAGCAGTACTTTCAAGGATTACCTCAGTACCATCAGCTTGAGAGATACCTTGGAATAAACCTGCAAGGATCTTTTCATCATGCTGCCAGAACGCAATCTCAGATAGGTGTGCTATTGTGGGAGTCGTCCCTCGACCAGCCTCAGGTGATCCTGCTGTATATAATCTGTAGGAACCTTTAGCTTCTTTATCTCTGTAAGCAGGTGTCTTAATGATA